GCTCGAAGTTGACTTTGTTTTTTGCGATGATGAGTGCCATAATGGTAGTAGTAGTTAGTTAGTTTTGAAGTGTGCCAGTCATTGGCGACGAGGAAAGTGTAGCATTTCGGACGGAATTGTCAATATGTTTTTTCTTTTTTTCACAATTATTTTTGTGCGATTGCGCGAAAAAAGTTCTTGACACTCTCTAACGAAAAACCTCTAACAGATTTTTACTTACAGCGGCAATCTTCGTAAACCGTTAAGCGTCAACGACTTACAGCAAAATGACCCCTTCGGGGTCGCATCGGCGTAACTCGTTGATACTCAACAACTTATGACGCTTAGAAAATCCCCCACCAGAAGTAAGCTGCAATCAGTCGGGGCATGAAGCCCCTTGTCCTTCTGGCGAGAGAAAAATTATTTCTTTTGTTCTGCTATCTGCTTTTTGCCATCGCGTCTAACAAGTTTATTTTGTGCGCGTTTTCTATCGCGTAGATGTTTCCACCATTCGACAGTTCTAACAGAACCTTTTGATTTACTTGATGAAGCCACGACATTCTTTTTTGTTAGATTCTTTTTTGCGATCCTTGAGGGCAAAGCAAGGGGGAGGCATAGGATGTCTTGTTAGGTTGCGCATGTCAAGAGAATTTTGCGCGAGTTGTTTTTTGTGACGTTTCATGCGTAGATGTTGTCGCGGATTGGGATGCGGGTTCTGGCAGGGATGCCCATTTCTTTACACACGGCAGCAAAATCTTTACCGTGTAAAATGCGGCGACCGTTACTGCTGAGAAGAAAACGATTGCCGTTGCGCTTCCATTGGATGTGGTGAGCAATCTCATGCTTCAACACTTCGTCGAAAATCTTAAAAGAGTAGAGAATACGCTTGTCTAATTTGATCTTGCCTTCTGCAACGTAAGCAAGACCCAGATAACATCCTGAGTTCATCCATTGAATTTTGAGATGAGACATGCTCCATTGCTTTAGAGTCATGCGGATGTATTGTTCGATTTCGGAAGTGGTGGCAAACATGGCGGCGAAAGTATTGTATTTTTCGGGGGGAGTGTCAAGAATTTTTAATCAAAAAGCAGCAAAAACTTGTCTGCCATGCAATAGCACTTCTTCTGCGCGAAAGATGTTAGAACCTTGGCACTGAAACTGATCGACCTCATACGGGTTATATCTAACAGAAAGAAAAAACTTATTAGATTGAATGCCAGAAACTAACGTGCCAATGATGAATGCGTGAACATTCTTCTTTTTCTGTTTAAGAACACGCTGACGACCAGCTTCTGACACTTTGAACTGCGCATTTCTAACATAAGCACCTTCGACATGAGCGACAACTTTCCAACGTCCATTCACTTTTGTCTGGACAGACAACTTTTTCTTGTGGAGGTTGAAGTAGATTCTAACGATTTGATTGAGTGGTAACATGGCAAGAGAAAAATACACTTTCTGCGGCTATTTGTCAACAACTTTTTGCGAATAAATAGCAAATAAATAGCAAATAAATAGCAAATAAATAACCTTCAAATAACCTTAGGGGTAGGAGAGGGGGAATCTAACAGATTTTAAGCAGGATGCGTAAACTGTTGAGTATCAACGACTTACGGCAAAACGACCCCTACGGGGTCGCGGCGGTGTAACTCGTTCATTATCAACGACTTACGACGATTGTCTTCGCGCTGCAATGTCAAGACTTTTTTTTGACAATTTTGGGGAGCGGTTAAACCATAAACCGCTCCCCGTTTTGCCAATGCCACCAGAAAATTGTTAGACTTCGAAGCCTTCTTCTTCTAACAGTTCCACAACTGCATCTTGCGCGATGTTTTGCAATTCGGAAAGGTGTAAGCCGTCCCCCCATCGCTCGATGAGTTCTTCCATTTCATCGAGAGCGTTCATCACACAGGGCAAGTCGGGCAAGTCAGCGAGAGACAAGCTGCCCGACATTCTGAGGCAGATGTTATTCATTATCGTTATGCAGCGTTTGCGATTGTTAGTCATGGCGGGGATATGTTAGTTGTTTTGGGGGGATTGTCAAGATTTATTTTCTGTTTTTAAGTATTTCTTCCAATTTGTTTTTATCGTAAAAGAAGCTATCTTCATTCAATTTACCGAAGAAAAAAGATTTTGGCTCATCAGTGTCACTGATCTCATAGTCAAGAGAAGACAAGATTTCATAAATGCTTGTGAGTAGGTGAACGGGAACTTCAATAGTTTGATTTGACATGGCGGGGAAAGAGTAGCAGAAAAAACCAATCAGCGCAAGTATTTTCTTTGATTATTTTTGAAAAAAAAGTTTGTCATACGCGCAAAAAAAACTTGACAAGTCGCGCCATTCGCTCAAGTCATAAACCGTTGAGCGTCAACGACTTACGACAAAACGACCCCGAAGGGGTCGCGTCGATGTAACTCGTTGAGCGTCAACAACTTACGACGATTTGTTAGAGTGTTGAGCCAGCCCCGAAGGGCTGGCTGTGTATTTTTCGTTAGACGAACTCCAGAGTGCCTAACGGAACTTCATCCTCGCGCCCATCCTCAAAGCGGATGAGTGCGCGATTTCCAACTGGAGTATTGACAACTTCGACTAGCTCAACTTCTGAGCCACAGTAAATGACGATTTCGATTTCTTCGATCATGGCGGGGAAAGAATAGAATGTTTTTGCGGGATAGTCAACAAGTTTTTTGTCTTTTTTTTGCATTTTTTTGAGGGGAGCGGCTAACCATAACCGCCCCCCTCTGCCATGCATCAATCCACCACGATTGAAAATTCTTTGTCGATCTTGCCGCATTTCAGGGCAAGAACATTTTCGGGCTTAAAGCAGAAGTAAGAATTTCTGTTTCTGTCCACGGCGAACATGTAACCGCCTTGACGAAGCGCGTCAGTAGCAGGTGAACCAGTCCCTTTGATTAGACCAGTGAAACGATCTTTTGCGTTAATGGTGCGGATTGAGCCATCTTTCTTGACAAAAGTGAGGGAAAAGAATTTTCCTTTTGTTGCTTCGATGAGGGCGGTGATTTCTTCTTTAGTAGGTGCGTTTTGCATAGTATTTGGTTTGTTAGTAGGCGGGGAAAGTTTAAGGGTTTTTGGAGGGTTTGTCAACTTATTTTTTGCTGTTTTTAGCAGAAGTTTGCAAACGTGCAAGAGTATAGCAAGTTGCGCCAAAAACAAGGAAACAAACACAATCAAACAATTGGTTTTTTCCGCCATAGATGGTGAAAGCGCAAAGGCTGAAAGTAGGCGAGAGAGTAACGGCTGCGGATGATAAGATGAGGATTGCATTTTTCATTGTGGTGATGTTGTTTTTTTGTTAGATTATTTGATCCAGTCAGTGATTGCTTTAACGCCATCGGTGATTGCAATGACGATTGTGATACCAACCATTGCAAGGCATACGCCAATAACGATTGCGAGGAGGGCGGCTAGGGCATCAAAGAGAGATTCAGTTGCGTATTTCATATGTGTGGTGTTATTAGTAGGCGGGGAAAGAATAGTGTTTTTTTGTGCATCCGTCAATATTTTTTTTGTTTTATTTTCGAAAAAAAGTTTTGTCATAATGTATTTTTTTTGTTGACAAGCGTCTAACGAAAACGGCTTTTTCGCATAGTGCGTCTTCGTAAAGTGTTGAGCGTCAACGACTTACAGCAAAATGACCCCTTCGGGGTCGCCTCGACGTAAGTCGTTGAGTATCAACAACTTATGACGATGCTACACGGAGGCGATTGTCAACAAGTTTTTTACGCTTTTTCGTTTTTTCTTGCGCGAATCTTGCGGAACTTCCTGAGAGTATAGGCAGCTTCTTTGCGACTAACAGAAATGCAGTTCGCCTCGGTGTCAACAAAAAAAGTGATTTTCGGGGCAATCAATCTGTTTTTTGATGTCAAGATTTGACAATTAGAAGAATAGTAGTAAGTGGTGTAGATGCGGCGTATGATGTGTGTCATGGCGGGGAAAGAATAGTTTATTTTGTGCGAATAGTCAACATTTTTTTGATTTATCCTACGACAACTTCGAAAACTGTTGTGATGTATTCGCGCACGGTGCAGAATGTTTTTGTGGTGATGTTTTCCCAAGGGATGAAATGCTCGACAACTGCGCCATGGTTGCAGTATTGAGCAAGACCATCTTTTGTTGCAATGCCCATGATTTCATCGCCTACGGTGTAGGTTTTGATTTGACCATAACCATAGTCAAGTGTAAACTCTACTTTCGCAAAGTATTTGTCCTCAAATCTTTGTGTTGTTTTGTTAGTGGTATCGAGGGGAATTGCTTTGTAGTGAGGCTTGAGGTTGGGCTGAGCAGTCATAAAGTTATTTTTTGGTAGGGAAAGAATACACTGGAAAGCGTATCAAGGCAAGAGCTTTTTTTATTTTTATTTTGCGATATGGCGTATTTTTTCTTGACAATCTTCTAACGAAAACCGCTTTTTTGCATAGCGCGTCTTCGTAAACCGTTGAGCGTCAACGACTTACGCCAAAACGACCCCGAAGGGGTCGCGTCGATGTAACTCGTTGAGTTTCAACGACTTATGACGATGACAAGGTGGGGGGAGTTGTCAAGCTTTTTTTTTATTTATTTTCTATCTGCTATCAGGAACAACAGCACCGCAACAATCAAGAGAAAAATCATTTTTCTGTTAGATGTTAGTGTTCGATCACGAAACCGCTTTCGTCTTTTTTCGCCTTGCCTTTTTCGACAAGTCCAACAATTTTTCCCGCGCCGTCAAGAAAACGCAAATCCGTTTCATCGCCATTTACTACTTCCGCGCCTAACCATTTCGAGGGCAGCGACTTTCTGAAAACCATTGCGACATTGCCGCCAGACTTCAAAATTGATTCAGCGATTGCGCCGTTAGTCTCAGACTTGGAAAAAGTTAGATGATAATTTTTCGGCATTTCACCAGCAAGAAAAGCGGTCATTCTTTCGGGTGACTTCGTGTAATCATAGAAAGTAACTTGCGGGAACAAGTCAAAAACACTTTTGCCGTTGAGTTTGATTTTCTCCCAAGGTAAATCACTGGTAAGATTGAGACGAAAAACAGCGGTTAGATTTTGTTTTTCGGCAGATTTAACGGCGGCAGTAATTTCTTTGATTAGTTGCGACAAGAAAACGGCTTTATCCTTAAAGAATAAACGAGTTTTTTCGATGCGTGAATTTTGCACGTTGGAGAATGCGCCCATGCCAGCAGTATTGAGACAGGCAGCGGCACAACCTGCGCTTGCATCTTTGCAGACGTTGAAGCCAGAGAGAGAGGCGGGAGCGAGGTGAATTCCGAACGTGCGGAAACCGATTTTTTCACCTTTGCGGATTTTAGCATTTGCTGTGGTAAGTAATTTCATGACAGGGAAAAGTTAGCAGATTGAGAAAAAAAGTCAACAGTTTTTTTTGTTTTATTTCAGATTTTGCACAGTGTGAGAAATTCTGATGAACCAAGCGCAAGAAGCCAAGAAGCCAATGATTGCGCAAGCGTGTGATTCTGTGGTGGTGGATTGTGCGCCCCAAACAATGAACACGATGCACATAATGAGTGAGATGATCGAAGAGGCAAGGATGATGAAGTATTTCATGACGGGGAAAAAGTAGCATTTTATAAGCTAACGCGCAAGTATTTTTTTCTATTTTTTATTTATTTTTTTTTGCGTCATAGTGCATTTTTTTGTTGACAAACTCCTAACAGAAAACGCTTTTTTTAGTTGTTAGAAGCCTAACAGATTTCGTAAACCGTTGAGCGTCAACGAGTTACACCAAAATGACCCCTTCGGGGTCGCCTCGACGTAAGTCGTTGAGTATCAACAACTTATGACGATTCGAGGCGCAGCGTAAGAACTGTTAGAAGTCGCCGCAGCAGCCATCCATGCCCCACTCGCTGATCTCATGGCGATCTTCGTAGGCGGCATCGAGCCAATAGTCTTCGTTGCCTTCGTCACTGTAATCCGTCCAATGCCCATCGAGGTGGGAGTCATCAAGAAAGATTTCTTCTGGAGGGTCAGGGAGTTGATCGGCAGCGTCTGCGAAAGCTTCGCAAGCGGCAACATATTCTTCGTATTCGGCGGGGCAGTTGATGAAAGGGTGGTTAAACATGACGGGGAAATTATACTCCGAAACACATAGAAACGCAACAACTTTTTTCTATTTTATGCAAAAAAAAAGTTTTGTCATAAAGCGTTTTTTTTCTTGACAAACATCTAACGAAAAAAGGTTTTTAACACGCTGCGTCTTCGTAAACCGTTGAGCGTCAACGACTTACGCCAAAACGACCCCGTAGGGGTCGCGTCGATGTAACTCGTTCATTATCAACGACTTATGACGATTGTATTTTTTTTTATTTTTTTCTTGACAAGGGAGCCAGCCTTGCGACTGACTCCCGATCTGTTAGATGTTAGACTACGAGGTCAATTCCAGAGATGTGAAGATTGCGATATTTACTTTCGCCGCCATCATCAACGTCTAACGCTTTTACAGTGACGTATCGCTTGCCGTTCGCGGCAAATGCTACTTTGTCCACCGCTTCAATCTTGAGAACGCGAACGCCATCAGCTTTGACTTTCGAGTTTTCAGCAAAGTAGCGCACGGTTTTGTTGACGAGGGCGGAAACGACTTGTTCGGTAGGTGTATTGTAATCGAAGAACATAACGAGGAAAAGATAGAAGATTTTTGCGGTATTGTCAAGATTCTTTTATGAAAACTGAGATTATCCAAGCGGAACAGCAAGCAGTGAAAAGAGAAAGCGATCCCAAAAGATAAGTTGTCATATTTTGAGGGCAGCACACAAGAAACGAAAGACTTGCAAGCGGAGATAAAAAGCCGCTAGTCACAAGACAAATAGCGATAGTTGATTTGATATTTTCGATGGTTGATTTCATAGTAGTTAGTTGGTTGCGAGAGAAAGATAGAAGATTTTTGCGAGATTGTCAATAAGTTTTTTTGATTTATTTTTCGACAATCTCAAAAACTGTTGTGATGTATTCGCGCACAGTGCAGAATGTTTTCGTGGTGATGTTTTCCCAAGGGATGATTTGTTCAATCACTGCGCCATAGTTGCAGTATTGAGCAAGACCTTCAGTCCTTGTAACACCCATGATTTCATCACCTACTGCGTAGGTTTTGATTTGACCATAACCATAGTCAATCGTCAATTCAACTTTTGCAAAGTATTTATCCTCATATTTTTCTGTTGCTTTGTTAGCAGTATTGAGGGCGATTGCTTTATATTGTGGCTTGAGGTTAGGTTGAGCGTTCATGGTTAGTATTGGTTGACGGGGAAAGTGTAACGCATAACGCATGAAAGCGCAAGAACTTTTTTATCTTTTTTTCTTTTTTTATTTTGCGGCATAATGCATTTTTTTCTTGACAAAACTCTAACAGAAAATGTTTTTTCGTGCATAGTATAGCACAGCGTATGCGTAAACCGTTGAGCGTCAACGACTTACGCCAAAACGACCCCGAAGGGGTCGCGTCGATGTAAGTCGTTGAGTATCAACAACTTATGACGATTGTTATTGTGCGATGCTGTCAAGTTTTTTTTCGTTAGACTAACAGTTTTTTTTCTGTTAGCCTAACGGTTTTTTTCGTTAGACTAACGGATTTGAATGAAGTGCAGTGACTGATAGCCAACCCAACCTTTTTCAAAGATGGCAAAGTTTTTTTCATCCCAATGCGAAAAAATTCCGTAGTTTGTTTTTGTTCCTTTTGTTAGAAGGCTAACAAGTTTTGCGTGAACGGCGGCGAAGTAAGCGGGAGTAAGTGAAGAAGTTTTCATGACGGGGAAAGTGTAACGGTTTTTTCGGATTAACGCAAGCTTTTTTTTGTTTTATTTATATTTTTTATTTCGACCATTCCATTTACTTCGTGAGCTATTTTTTCAGCCTTAGCAAGCAATTCTGAGAATGTTGAACCGATATTGTTAGGAGCGAAACAATTAACGAATGCGCCTTCTGAGTTTCTGATGATAATGAGCTTTTTCATGACGGGGAAAGTGTAGCGGTTTTTTGCGATGAAGTCAACAATTTTCTTTTGTTTTTTTTGGGGGGGAGTATTGGAACTTATGCCAGTTCCTCGGCTTCGATGATGTCATCATCGTGCAGGTGCTTGGGGTGAAAAGGGCAAGCACCAAGAAAACCAACATAAGATTTTTCATTGGCAGTAAACTCGACTTCCCAGTCTGCCCAATTATCATCCACACGATCAGCGATGGAAACGAAAGACAAGTCGGAAACGGTGGATGCGGAGAATTGAAGTAACTTATTCATGACGGGGAAAGTGTAACGCGAAACGCGTAGAAACGCAAGAACTTTTTTGTATTTTGTGAAAAAAACTTTTGTGTCATGCGTGAAGAAAAAACTTGACAAGACCCCCCCTATTTCTCAAAAAGTGCGCGACAGTTCTGTTAGAAAACGGCGGGGGGGATACTATTCTCAGTCTCCCAAACTCCCACCAACATCACTCTCCACCCAGAGCGCCAGACGATGTTATGTGCTGCTCCGCACCAGACCCCCCACCCCTTTTGTCAAAATCGCGAGTCGCTTTCTAAGAATAACCTAAAAAAACCCAAAAAAAATCCACGCCCCCCATTTTATAAAACCTTTTGTAATCAAATAAAAGGTGTAATACACTATGATGTCCGTTATACGCTACGAAAATATTCCAGTCTCTATGCCCCGAAACGATTCGGCAGGTAAGAAATACATTGCACCCGCAAACAGTGTATCTATCTCTCATTCCGCGAAAACAAATGCATATAGAACTCTTGCCGCGAATACTTTTCCAGATATGAGAGTTGGTGGCAGCACAGACACGAAAATAACTATCGCGTTTCCGCTGTGCAATAAGTTTGCCAATAATGTTTCTTCTGCTGATTCATACAATTTCGGATCAGGCGTTTTCGCTAACCTTACAGGAACAGGCAGCACTGACATAACAATCGGGGGTCGAACATTCAGTGGATGTTACCTTGACGGTTTGTCTGTGGACATAGTGCCATTTCAAGCTGCAACGATGTCTACATCTTTTACATGCACGAATCCACCTACAGGTTTAACAATGCTTTCGGGGCTAAGTACAGGTGAAACAAACATGACCAGCAAATTTGCGTATGGTCATTTCGCAGTACTTTCGGGGGCAGATAATTATTCTTCTGACGTTCACTCTAGTATTTCTTTTTCTCTTGATTTAAAAAGAACCTATTCCTATGCGATTTCTAAGCGCAACGCTTACAATGTCTTTTTGGATGAAGCATCAAAGCAACTACAAATCAAAGCAACCAACATAAAAACATTTATTAATGAGTCTGGGGCATTGTCTTCTTTTTCTGTTGATTTAAAAAATGAATCGGGTGAATACGTTTTGCCATCAGGAACGCTATCAACTTCTTCTCGCGGCAGATTAAATGCCCAAAATCTATCTTCTTCGCCACCAAATATTTTCATCGCAGATGTAACTATTGACGAACCATTGCTATAAATGGGTGTAAACTATACAAATGCCTAAAAAACGATTTAGTCAGTCGGACTCGGTTGAGATTCAATTGAATCAAACCAGCAAAATTAAAACAAAGAAAAAGAATTTCAGATTCACCCCAAAACAGGTTCAACTGCTTGGGATGATACTAGACCCCGAAAATAAAATCATTTTTATATCTGGAGCTGCGGGAACTTCTAAAACATATATGGCACTCTACGGAGCAGTCGAAATGATGTCAGAAGATTCTGAAAAACAACTGATTTATATTCGCAGCATCATTGAAAGTGCTGATAAAGGGCTTGGTAGCTTGCCTGGAGATATTGCAGAGAAGTTCGATCCGTTCTTGATGCCTCTCTACGATAAGTTGGAGGAGATTGTTTTGCCGCAAGATGTGGCGCATCTTAAATCAACAGGAAGAATAAGTGCCGCACCAATTAACTTTTTGCGTGGAGCAAGCTGGACGAACAAAATCATTGTCGCCGATGAAGCTCAGAACTTTTCCGCGAAAGAACTTATTACTTTGATTACAAGGATTGGAGAAGGTTCAAAGATTATCATCTGCGGCGATGCTATGCAGAGTGATATTGGCAAGCTCAAGACAGGCTTCATGCCTTTGCTCAATACCTTTAATGATGAAGAAAGTAAGCAAAAAGGGATTCAAACATTCGTGTTTACTAAAGAGGACATTGTGCGCAGTGAAATCTTGAAATTCATCGTGAAAAAGTTAGAAGAGAGCGACTTTCATGTGTAAATAACTATAACAGGGTTACACACAACGCTCGCAGCGAAATGCAGGAAATATACGTGTATTCCCTGCCTTTTCGTGCCTTTTTTTATATTGAAAAAGTGGTAAAAAAACTCATTATTAATTATGAGCGTTAT